TGCCGAGCACGCGCTTGACGCTGGCGAGTTCAGCTTGCGTCTGCAACAGCGCGCGCTCCAGTTCCGCCACGGTCACTTCGCGCCCTTCTTCGCCTTGTCCACGATGGCCCCGAAGTAGCCTTTTTGAGCCTTGGTCAACGGCTGGCCGTGGACGGTGCCGTCGCGCAAAATCTCGCGCGCCTTGCTCGGGCTGGGCGCGTCTTTCCGCGAACTGGGCTTGCGTTCCGCCATGGATGGCGGGGAGTGTAGCGGTTTACCGATACACGCGCAACGGCTCAGTGTGATGTTCCACGTGGAACGTAGCGGTCAACCGATACGAGCCGCGTAGGCTGAGCTTACGGGCTACCGGAGGCCGAGACAGGGGCAGAAGGGCGCGGTCAGCGAGCAGGTCGGGCAAATCAGCGGCTTCGGCTTGGTCGGCGGGTCGTTGCAATCGGCGCAGGCCGCCCACAGCCAGAAGCCCCCGACACACCAGCGCATCCAGCCGGAGCCGTCGCGACAGGTGAAGCAGGACACGGGCACAGCCTCGCGGGCGGTCTGCACGGCGGGGCGGAAGAGCATGACTCAGGCCACCTCGCGCCGCGGCGCCGCGTCGATGTCCGCCGCCGCGCAGCCGCACCACCAGTGCCGCTGCGACGGCGCGGTGATGTGTGCCGCCCAGGCGCGGAGCGCCAGACACACCGCGTGCTCGGCATCGTCCGGCGAGCGGCGGTCGGCCTCGGCGCGCAGCTCGGGCCAGACGGTCGCGCGGTCGGCGGCGCGCTGGCGGCGATGCACCCAGCGCAGCCACCACGGGCAGGGCGCGTCCATGCGGGGCGAGAACAGCAGAAAGCGCGCCAAGGTCAGGCCTTGGGACCAACGAGCAGGGGCGACGGGCGCGGGAACGGTTCGACGGTGTTCCGCCACAGATGCAGCACGTGCGGGTGCAGATTCACATACTCCGGCCACAGATGCAGCACGTGCGGGTGCAGATTCACATACTCCGATTTCGGCGGATGGAACTGCACGACCACGTCCTCGGCGTCCCAGCAAGTGTCCTTGACGAACGCCATCTCCTTCCATGTGGGCGTGCGCGATTTATCCTCACCGCGCGCGGCCCGCACGCTGACATGCTCCCAACTGAGCGACTCCGCGACCTCCGCGTGGGTGCCGTCGTCGCAGATGAGCACCAGCGTCCAGCCGGGTTCAGGCGACGGCAAGAGGAACGCGCCGTACTGCCCCTCGTGTGGACGTGTCGCCATAGGTCCATCCGTCATACGCGCGGGTTCAGGAACGTGGAAACTCATTTAACCCGCTGCTCCTCCAGCCATTGCTCTAGGGCCGCGAGCGCGTCGTACGGCGAGACTTCGCCAATCGCGCCCGCCAGCGAGTACGCAAACGCCCGTGCCTCGAGACCCTGACCGGCAATCATCGTCTCCGCTCGGCGCCAAAAGATATCTCGCGCGTCGATGATCATCTCCTGCGCGATGGCGCGAAATTCGTCGGCGTTCATGGCTCATCGTCCTCGTCGTCCTCATCGCTTCCGCAGTCGTGATCGCAGTCGCGCCGTTCGCCGGTCATCTCGTCCTCGCGTAGCCACTCGTCGCAATCGCACGGCTCACCGCACCACGGACAGCGATGCATCGCCTCACCCCATCCACGCCTGCGCGCCCGTCACGCCCACCGGAGGCGGCGGCGCGTCGGCCGCCTTGCGCGGCAGCTGATACCGCACCGCGAGCCCGCGAAAGGCGTCCGCGCCGTGGCTGGCCCAGTTGTGCACGGGCGCGCCCGTGAACTCCTGCAGCCGCGTGTTGAACGTCTTCCGATACTGCCGCAGCGCCTCGAGCCCCGCCGCACACTTCGTCTCGTCGAACCAGCAGCGCGCGAGCACGAGCCGCGCCTGCTCGATGCCGTCCTGCACGGGGAGCGCCGGGCGCGGCTCCTCAAAGCGCAGGCCGAGACTCGCCGCCACGTCCTTCCGGCTCTTGCCCGTGCCGAGCTCGCGCACCGCGATGTCGTGCGGCGGGTAGTGCTTGCCGTAGATATACGGCTTCTCGCGCAGCACGCGCACGTAGTGGCTGAAGCCCTCGCCGCTCCCCTCGACGTAGTCGACGACGCGCACCTCGCCGCTCCGCAAGGACTGCGAGAACCAGATCGCCATCGCGTCGTCCATGCCGAGGTCCCAGTCGGTGTCGACGGGCACGGTCGGCTCAACCGGCACGCGCGTGATCCGCCCGTCTTTCCGCGCTTGCGCGAGCTCCTTCGCGAACCACGCGCCCTTGACCGCCGCGTCGACCGACAGATACCACTCCTGGTCGTATTCGTCCTGCGTCATCAGGCCCTTCGCGACCAGCGCGCGGTCGTCGGCCATCGCCTGCTCGAGGAGCTTGATGGTCACGCCGTCCTCGGTGGCGAGCGAGACGTCGATGTCCTGCCAGACGGCGAACCACGCCGGGTCGTCCTTCGCCGCCTGGTAGCTGTCGTAGAGGTGGTCCTTGCCCTTGATGGTGCCCGCGAAGATCGCGTAGCCGAGATGATCGGCGAGCGACTTACTGAGTACCTCGCTGAAGATATTGCGCGGCTGCTGGCTGTATTCGTCAAACGAGAGCCCGCTGAACGCCGCGCCGCGGAAGCTGTCGGGGTTATCCGCGCCGAACAGCTGCAGCCGCGAGCCGTTCGGATACTTGATGAGCAGTTCGGCTTCGTTCGGCACCGCGCCCTCGACCGCGCGCGCGTAGTACTTCACCATGTCCCACGCGACGAGCTTCGCCTGCCGGAACGTCGGCATGACGTGGCCGTAACTGCGCTGGCGCAGGAGCGGCGCAATCTCGGCGTCGGTGAGCGCGGGCATGAGCGCCCGCAGGCGCGCGGTTTCCCAGGCGTTGTCGAGCGCGGCGCGCTGGTGGTGGTTGACGATGCAGGTCGTCTTGCCGACGCGGCGGTGCAGCACGAGCGCAGCCCAGCGGCGGTGCGAGGCGTGGAAGCGGCGCGCCCACTGCCGCGGCTTGTAGGGGATGGTGATGACGCGCGGGTCAGCCATCTGACTCAATCCACCGATACGCGACCTCGCCGCTGTGCTCGAGCCGCTCGGTCAGCAAGGCAAAATGCTTCGCCAGCATCTCGAGACTGCGCACCTTGTCCCAGCACTTGATTTTGTGCACGGTGTCGGTGTGCCCGTCGCCCGCCGCGGCGTTCTTGATGACGACCTCGAGCGAGGCAATCGCCGCGGATTCGTCGGGCGTGAGCGCGGTCAGCGGCTTGAGGTTGCCCGCGTCATCGAACAGCGCGCGCACGTCGGAGAAGGCGAGGCGGCGCAGCTCCTCGAGCACGCGCGCCGCGCTGATGTCGGACGCCGCGAGCTGCTGAGCTTTGCCCGCCGCCACCGCCGCCGCGACCTTGGGAACTCTTAGTAACTTGCAGCCCGTCACCTCCGCGCCCTTCGCGGCGTAGCCCGCGCGGATGGCGGCCTGCGTGGCGTTGAGGTCCGTCAGGTATTCCGCGACGAAGCGCGTTTGTCTGGGGGTCACTTCGCCGCCTCCTCGGCCCGCGCGCTCTGGTAGGCGGCCCAGTGGGACACCACATTGGCGTACCACGACATCACCGCCACCCATAACACGCTGTCGCGCCACCATAGGAGCGTCGGCACGGCGAGCGCGAGCCACACGCCGGTCGCGACCAGGTGGTAGCGCGACGAGTGCAGGAACGCGAGGTTCATACCGCGAGCTTGAGCAGCTCGCCGACCTGCTCGCGATAGACGAGCGGCTCGCCGCCGACGGGGCGATTCGCCGCATGCTTCTCGAGCAACTCGTGGTCGACGAACGCATCGAGCACGAACGCGCGGAAGCTCGCTTCGTCGAGCCGCAGCACGTCAATCATCCCCACCGAGCCGTCGGCCTTGAGGCCGCGGACGAATACCTGATTGGCTTTCATGGCGTTGTCTCCTCCTTCACGATGCTGTCATTACTCCCGTAAATGCGCTCGTGACCACAGACCTCACATCGCCAGACCTCACGGATCACCGTCGCTCTCGCGATCATCCGTGTAAAGACATGCGACGTGTGCACGAGCGCGCGAAGCCGCGTAATATCGATGTCCGACAGTTGTCGCGTGAAGCGATTACCATCGACCTCAATCCGGGGACGGCTTTCGATCAGATCCGCCACCAGCGCGGCCGTGGGATTACAACGGCCCTCGCACACCAATGA